TGAGTATTTTGAATAGCTGCTATCAATTTATTTAACTTAACCGGCTCAGCGAAGGATACCTCGTCTTGGAAGAAAGCAGATAGACTATCGCTTATAGCCGCCTGCATTGCTGTAGTGTTAGGAGATAGTCCTGTAATCGTTATCGGTACATCCTCGAAGAATGGCCCTAGTACGTACACACTTTCCTCTGTAGCATGGGCCGGTAGCTTCTCTATTATCTTGTCTTTTACGTTAGTTATGGTAGATGCACTAGGAGTAGGTGGGTCATTACTATCATCCAGTACGAACACATAGATTATACCTGGCTGAGGGATATTTTTAAACTTATCCATATTCAGTAAGATAGTGCCGCCGGCAGGAGATCCTGTGGCAGAAGGTACTGCGAATGTGAAAGAGGTATCAGTCACAATGCCTGTGATAGCCCAATCCTCATTATAGTCCGTATCCGTTGCACCTGAGATCGTAATAGTTGAACCGACATACATATTACTTGTATCTGTAATTAGTGCCGTAGCTACTCCGGCAGCTTGAGTTATTGACGTTACCGATCTATCTGTTATGTCAGTCCCATCTGTTGTATAATTTATAGATGGGTTAGTGATAAATACTCTAGTGGCCGTAGGTATGGATAGGGCATCTAATCGTATCTGAGCATTAGTAAATACACCAGGATCGATAGCGTTAGCCTCTAGTACCCTCTCTCTAAGGCTCTCGTCTCCTTCGATATCCGATCCTGCCGTAATGCCGTCTCTGTTTGCTGTTGCCTGAGAACCACTATCAAAGCCCGATACAGTGGACTGTAGGGTTAGTAATGCACCAGCAACTATATTCTTGTCCGAACCGATTGCCGAACTCTCGATAGGTATATCAGCAAAAACAGAACTAAACGCTCCGCTATCTGTAGCTGCCGTAGGTTCCGAGGATGCCACATAAGTAAAAGTAAACTGATCTATAACATCTACCGACACATCAGTAATATTGTAATCCGTATCAACTGCACCGGATATGGTTGTAAGTAACCCGTCTACTAGGCTGTGGGCCACCGGAGTCACCGCTGTTATGGTTGTACCGCTTTTAGTTAGAGTAACTGACCCTACGTGTGTGTCCACCGCTACCGCTGAAGTGCTCTGATAATTATTACCTTCTGATGATGCGAATAGTGTACCTAAAGGTATAGCTGTAGTTAGGGTGCCGGCTATAGATATCCTACCTTCTGCCACCGTACCAGGAACTCTTGTAAGTGCGTTAATTCCTGCCCAGTAATCTAAGAACTCTCCGCTAGCTGTCTGAGGAAAGAAGTCATTTAGTGCTGCAGGTATGTTACGCTGGGCTGCATATAACAAAATAGCCATAGAATCTACGAAAGTTCTGGAAAAACTACCTGGGACTGTAGGATCTATCTCTGGCAGGTTATTCTTTACGTTAGCATCACCTATGCTATTTAATTGCTCTAAGCTATATAATTCAATTGGCATCGGTCAAATTCCCTAAATCTGTTACAAGCCATAGGTCGAAGTTCTCGATCTCGCCTTCCTTAATATTTATTGTCACGGCCAGTTTAATGCCCCTGCTGCCGTCTTGGGTCACATCCACTATTATCTCTGAAGCTAATCCATCATCTATCAAGGGCTGTAACGAGTCCTCAGCCCATCTTTGTATCTTATTTCTTGCTACTTGGGTGTTTCGTATCTGTGACGTTAGCCATAGCATACCACCTAATTCACGGGAACGCAAGACATTTCCTACCCATCCTCTTCTTTTTTCTGGACTATTAACCTCTTCCGGTGCCGCACGAGCATCAGTAAACAATAATGTTGCCACTGTAGTTTCAAGCCCTTCAGCCCCTTTAAAGTCTGTACCTTCGATTACGAGGTCCAATGAGCCGCCTTGTTCTTGCTGTTGTATTAGTATATCCTGAGCCATCACGAAGGCCCTCCTGTATTGCCTATGCCTGTATCAACACCGCTATGAGTATGGGCATTATAATCAGGAACAGAGCTTGTTATGAAGTTATCTGCTGTTACTGTACCATTAACTACGACATTACCCTCTATAGCTATTGTACCATCTGCCTTAAAGTGTACAAAAGATCCAGTTAAATAGTTACCTATTTTAAGTTCGCCTTTTTCAAGACCTTTCCATCGCTTATCTGGACGATCCACCATTACGAATGTTTCATCATCATACCCGTTGGCACTGAATGCTACACCGAATGAGTTATCTGGTGGATTAAAACTTATGCCATACATGTTAAGGACTTTTAGATCTTGCTCTTTACCTAAAGACTTACACCTAACCTGTTGGATTATTCCTTCATCCTTAGTGAAAAGTGATTTAACTAATTTTATTATATTAACCATCCGTTATCTCCGACAATATGGCCTTAAGGGACTCTCCGGTCTCTTCCTCATTATACCACGACTTGCTAGATTCCTGCCTATTCCTAAGACTTAAGGCAGCCTGGGCAGTGTACGCATCTTTATCGGTAATGGTTAATTTAGTTGTGGTACCTTCCCTAGAATCTACCTTATACTCAACGCCCCTAATCAAGAACTCTCCCTGTACCCCAGACTTATCGTCCGATACGGTAACGAGTTGATTAACTCCCCATAGGACCTTATCCTTGAATCCTACTACAGTGGCCTCGTACTCGAAAGCTCTGGCCCTTCGCACATTAGATTCCTCAGCGGCTCGTTTTTTGCATTCATCCGACCCTGAGAAGCCTTCCTCTAACTTGAACTCTGTTTCCCTGAATATATCTACCCCTGGATCAAAAACAGATGCTTGGGAGTCTACCTCTCCATCAGACCATCCTCCTGATGATTGAGTCTTGCAGGTGTATTTGTAGAACCTATCAGCTATTCCGAACTTTGCTTTATAGTCAGTGACATTGTTGTTATTATTCTTGAAATTATTTATGATGCGATTCCCTGTAGTCTTACCATCTGCCTTAAAAAATACCAAGGACCCCGAAGGTGATGTATTAAGGAATATCTGCCTCTTACGGCAATACTTCATAAGGAACTCTATAATGGTATCACCTATCTCACAGCTAATAATTTCATCTTTTGTGAATGGAACTATAGGTCCGCCTGTAGAGTTATTTATATTTATAATCTTGGTCATACGTTTAGACTGAAGGATTTTAGAGGCTATGTCAAGAAGGCTAACACCGTCTGTATATACTTTACTATTATCCGGTACCGTACTATCCACTAGATCGCCTGTGATATCTCTACCGGATATAACTATGTAATCATCGAAGGCATCTCCTTCAACATCCACAGTATATACTTTACCTCTCATAATCTGTGTACCATCTAATCGGATATCGATCACATCCCCAGCCTTAAATGTGGATTTATTGTCAGCAGGCCTCGATAAGGTGATAGCGAACTCCCCGCACACCCCATCGATTGTACGAGAGACCACTACCCGCTTGAATGACATATAGCTAGTATCAAACAGTGTGATAGTGCTGTCGGAGGTTTTAAGATTTTTACTTATATTACGTATCAGAGTCATATTTTTAGTACCTTAACAGTCCCTGTGTACCTGTTAGGGAGTATACCATTTAGGTCCGTGAGGGATATAGCTGCTGCCTCCAACCCTTCAGAGTTTTCGATATCCTCTGCATACAATCTATATGCTAGCTCTACATCTACCGTTCTAGCTTTAAGTACTTTAGATTCCACATTAGGGGTTGTCTGTAGTTTGGTATCTAAGATCTTGAGAGCATCTATTCTGCACTCATCTAAAGTAACTGCAGTCAACGGAGATACGTCTTCTATAGCAACTATATTCTCATATATATCGTTAATATCTTCGATCACATCATTGATATCACCGTCTGTAGCGTAATCATTATCTGCCGCCAGTTTTAAATAATTAGCAAATAATGCCATACGGGTGCTGTTGGTTATTGAAAACCTATTATTATTATTAGTGAGTCTATAATTAGCATCGTCAGCGAACTTAGGTATATTAAAGCTCTGTTCAAGGTTAGATAGGGAGTCATCTTTTATTGACTCGAAATCTACAGCTAGGTTATACCCTACCCGGCATAGCTCACTGAACGCATTTATAGTGTCTCTTGATGCCTCTATCGTATCGAACACAGCTCCTAAAAAGCCGTCATTAAACATAGCCGAGGCATAAGCAATAGGATCTCTCACAAAATCACTAATGTTATCCCTTACCGTGTTAGCGTATGATGTTACAATATCTATTTCGGTCCCTAAAGATGTCACCTTATCTAGCACTGATGTTACAAGCTGTGTGCCATCATAGTCCGATACCTGGGCAGTGGTTGCTACCGTGGGGATCTCTAAGTCATTAGCTACATCATTCTCTGCAGCATCTAGTACTGCCCTGGCCTTTACTGAAACGGTCTGACTATTACTCGGTGCGAATACAGGGGACGGGTTAGGTGTAGATACTACAAACGTCATCTCGTAGTTTACCCTGCCTAGTGTTACCTGATCTACTGTCTTAGAGTAGGTGGTAGGCTTAACCCTAACCAGCCCAAAGATAGACATATCTAAAAGGCCTTCGGTTTCTTTATCCTTAAGTGCTGAGGTAAGTTTTCTATCTAGCTGTCTCCAGCCTACCCCTTCAAAAGAAGCTACATATCCCCTTATCCTAAATACTCCAGGGTCTTTACCAAGGTCCTGAACGAATCTAGTATCCGATCCAGGATACTCGTGTATAGCTACTTTACGTCCGCCTTCTTCTGTCTCTGTGTCAACAAAAAACGGCACACCTCTAAAGCCTGCTAAAACTGTATTGTCAGATGCACTCATCTAAAGTACCTCTCGGCTCCGCTTCTACGTCTAACGTTTACGGGAACATCTCCGCCGCTTGGAGTGGATGTAACCTTACCGCCTGTGCGATCATTAACATCTATACTCCCCTTAACCACTGTCTCTACTGCCACTTTAGTTGCTGCAGCCCCAGGAGAGGACATGGATGTTGTAAGAGGGGCCTTACCTCCGAATGTAGATTTACGCATTCTCTCTTCACGGATCATACGCATCTCGTCAGCATGGCTTATATTCCACAAAGTATTTCTTGTCTCTGCACCTAAGTAGTCCAAGACAGCTTTAGGTAAGGTAAATCCCTCCACCATCTCATCCCATTTCCTTATTACTAAAACTATAGCTGCAGTTACAGCAGCTAGTGCTAATAGTACAGGGTTAAACGCTACGGCAACAATAGCTACA